TGACTGGCAATCCCAGCGGTTTCCTTACTGGACTCTCTGGTGTTGATCTTACTGGCAACTTCAATGGTTACTCGATGGGTTCTGGGTACTACTCGTTCAAGTATGACTCCACCGAGAACACCTTGCGTATGCAGGATGGTACTGGGCAGGGTGTTACTTTGGGCATTCGTGGTCTTACTCGGAATGTCGTAGAAATCAGCATTGGGCAAACCATCGGCGAAAGCGCTACCAACGCCGTCCTCAATGTCCTCTCTGGCTCATACCACATCTACATCCCTTTGGATAGCGTGTACAATTTCCCCATCGGAACTACCATCCATATCTGCACTCCAGGTGGTAATACTGTCTCTGGTGATTTGTCCTCCGTAGTAATCAACGGAGTGTCTGGTGGTAGTTACACCCTTCCTAGCGGCATCAGCACCTTGATTAAGGTCTCGGCCGACAACTGGTACGTCTCCTAATGCTCTACCTCATCGCCATCGCTCTCTCCCTACTGGGGGGCTTCGTCTGCGGTTTTCTTTTTTACCGCAAGAACTACGCCAAGATTAAGACCACCGAGGACAAGGGCAAGCAGATGCTCGACGCCCTCAAGGGTCGCCAGCCGTAAAACGGCCTAGACCAAATTACGATGCGCCGTATTTTGGTAGTCAGCATCCTTGCTTTATCTGGATGCTCCAGCGCCCCAGAAATCCCCAAGCAACCCGACGTTCCTACGGACGGCGGCGTTGTGAGTAAAGTTGGGAATGACCTGGATAAGTCCGAAGGCCGAGTCGCCGCCGCCGTAACAGTCGCCCGCGAGAACGCCGACAAACCTACAGTCGTCAAGGCCGAGACTGGCGTCGCGCTGTCCTACCTGCCGAAGCCCTCGGACGGAGACGTGGCCTTCGCCCGCCAGCGCGCGGCCAAGGCAGATCCAGCGGAATACAAGGCGGCCGAGGAGTACGGCAGGAAACTCCTAGCCAGAATCGAGGACACCTGGATGAAGATGGAAGCCCAGCAGAAGGAGGCCGCCCGCATCTCCGCGCTCAAGGACACCAAGATCAAGGAACTGGAGGCCAAGATTCTACAGGTCGAGTCAGACGCCCGCAAGAACCTGTACACCCTAGCCGCCATTGGCCTTATGGTCATCGGCGGTCTGGCAATGGCCTTTGGCCGCTATATGGCTGGCGCTGGCCTCCTAGCAACTGGCCTGTTCATCGGGGCAGTCCCCTACCTCTTCGGTACTGTCTGGTTCATCCCTTCCGTCGGCGGTATGGTCATCGTCGGCATCATCGTGGCTTACGTCCACTTCTTCCGTAAACCCAATGTCGCCGCCTGTCCCAACGCCGTCGAGTGATGACGTACAGGCCGTAGCCAAGGATGGCATCATCGCTGGCGCTCTTGGGTCTGCCGCGATGGTGGCGAGACTCCTGCTCTCTACCGAGCCTGTCACCTTCGGATGGGTCTGCCGTCGCATCTTCGCGGCGGCCATCACGGCCGCATTCGTAGGCTGGGCTGTCACCGAACACATCCATTCAGTTCCTCTTCGTTTTGCCGCAGTAGGCGCTTCTGGGTACGCCGCACCAGAAGTCCTGGACTACCTCCTCAAGTACATCAAGGCTCGCGGCGAAGCCGAGGTGTCCAAGGTGAAGAAAGGCATCCGTGGCAAAGCCAAGCGAAAGAAGTGACGGCAACCTGCTGATCGCCGTAGGCATCATCCTTGTGGTGTCCTGCGTCTGCTCCATCTACACCGCGTGGGTGGTCAATGGGGTGCTTGAAGCCTTTGCCTCCTCCCAGACGATGGCCCTCCTCATCACCGATGCTGGGGTCAAGTCCGACGACGCCAACCTGGAGCGCCAACTGTCCTCGGCCACCGCCGCCCTTAAAATGTCAGCCGATATCGCCTATGCCCTCGTCGTGGCATCGATGATGATGGGGATAGCCTTGGTCTGGCGCGTTTTCTCTAAAAAGGAGAATGGGTAGGTATAGACCAACGCATCAAAACGCCTCCTAGGGGCATTCCTGTCAGTCTTCTAGGTGCGTACCCTCGTAAAACAGCGCCGCACCCACCTTTTTAGGGGTTAGGATGCCATTCGTGACCATAGCCTTGAGGACGGCCTCGGACTGTAGTCGATCCAGGCTGTAGTCCTGTTCTAGTTCCTTGATAATAGCCGCCCGCGCCGTGGACGGCTTGGACGAGAAGTGGGCGTACTGCTGGCCTACCTTGAGCAGTTCAAACTTGGCCGTAGGGGGTACGACCTCCCACAGCACCTTGCCCTCGGCGTGGCGCAACTTAATCGACAGGGTAGGCTTGCCATCGGGCAGGCGCATCCCCGCCAACTTGCCGCGCTTGGTAAGGTTGAAGGAGAAGATGGGGTACTCCTTGGACTCGCGTCTGACGTTGATGATGGCGCGCGCCCAGTTTGTGAGTTCTGAACTTCCTAGGCCGCTATATGCCATATCGCTTATGGTCTGGCCGTCCGTAACTTCCTTGGGCTTCGGCTTCCCTTCGTGGTGGGTAAAGACAATGATACACCCTGTATCCTTGAGGATAGGCTGGATGCAGTTGCGCAAGAAGTGAGAGGCCACCTCCTGCTTGGATAGGTCGCCTCCAACATACGAAAGAAGAGGGTCGCAGAAAATGACGTCCAGGTGCTGGCGCACCACAATCTTGCGGACGAGGTCTGCGAAGTCCTTGCCAGTCTTGGACGTCTCGGTGTAGAAGATCAAGTTCTGCCTCAAGACCTGCCTGTCAGCGGCCGACAAATCCATAGACGACGTCACCCCTTGGTAAGCCTCGGCCAAGTCGCCGACGTCGCACTCGGCCTGGATCACCCCGACGCGGAGCGCCTTCTTGACTGGGATGCCGAACAGTTCGCGCCCCAGCGCCCAAGAGCAGGCAGTCTGCATCGTGAAGGACGACTTGCCGATACCAGACTGGCCTGTGATGAGCAAAGAGCCGCCACGGCACAGCCAGCGGCCGTGGCCGATGACGTGGTTTGGGTCTTCAAGGGTGTTGTAGGACTCCAGGAAGTCCGTGCGCATCTCATCGGGAAGGTCTTGGCCGTCCCGCCAGACAACCCAGTCATCCCAGTTGTCCGTGCCTACGTTCAGCGCCAGGATCTTCTGCTCCTTCTCGCCGCGCATAACCCCCCCTAGGCGAGACCAGCGGGATGGGTTCTTGTTCTGCGGGTCTGGATCGTGGTCGGCGAGGAACTCGTAGATGGCGTTGCGGCGCTCCTCCCATTGAACCTTATCGGCCGCATCCACCCGCACCCAAGCGTGGACGGACTTGCCGCCAGACTCGATGAGCGCCGTGATGGGGAGGTTGGACTGATGGAAGATGGCAATCTGCTCGTCACGGCTCTTGGTGTCGAACTCGACGAGGACGTGGCGGTACGCCGAGACCGACGTGTCCGTGCCTGTGAAGTCGTCCTTTACGAAGGGGTTGATGCGAATCCAAGCGCCCTGCTCGGAGCGCTCATAGTGCTTCCTGTTCTTGGAGTCGTGGCCGAAGAATCTGGTGATCCACTCGGAGCGCGTGAGAAACGAACCCTTGGATGCTGGGAAGTACTTGCCCTCGTCGGACTGGCCTGCCTCGTTGGTGATGCAGACGACCTCGTCGTCCTTGAACGCGGCCAGCAGAAGGTCAGCGGTGGTGAGCGGCACAGCGCCAAAAGCAATCTCGGCCACGCGCTTCGGGTCGAACACCATACGTCCGTTAGCGCCGACGACGCGCTCGTTGTTCTTCTTCAGCCAGCCCTTCGGCTTTTCGTGCGGCTTGACGAAGGCGTCGTTCAACTTGTGGCGCAGGTCTTTGTCAGACCAAGGCGGCGAGCAATGGCTGATGTTCCACTCCTGCAACAGCGCCCAAGCGTCGTCGTAGGAAAGGTCGAAGCCGTGCGCCAGGATCGACGCCGCGCGATAGGTCGCTGGGTGTCCACCCTGTCCAGAAACGGCGTGAGGTAGTTTGGCAAGGTAGGCTCTCGCCCCCTTGATGCGGTCTTCGGTGGTCATCGTTGTCTAGCGGACGATCCGGATGTTCGGGATTCTGGCGATATTAAAATCAATCCAATCCACGGCGTCTTCACGCTTCCAGTCGTTCAGTTCCATCACGACCTTGAGGAGTCGCTTGTAACTGTAGACCAGCATCCCGCTCTTCTCCGTCCGAACGATGGCCTCGTCGAACTCCGACCTAGGCTCTAGGCGGTAAAATTTAGGCTGTTGCTTGCTCATTCTTGATGCTCTCGACTAGGTTGATTCGCTCACCGATCCAGCGCGCGCAGGGGACTGCCCAAGAGTTTCCTATGGCCTTGTAGCGCGGGCCTTGCGGGCATTCCTCCGCAGGCTTGCCGCGCCAGTTGATCTTGGTGTAGTCGTCTGGGAATCCGAACAGGCGCTCGCATTCCTTCACGCTCAAACGGCGAACCTTGAAGTTCTCGTAGTCTGGGATTAGCCTTCCGCTGTAGGCGTCTTGTCCTGTGTAAGATCCAGGGTGGGAGTCGGCGCAGATGTTTCCGACGCTTCTCTGGAGACCACCTTCATCAAGGCACTCCGTAGATGTGGAGGAAGTGGTCGGCCTTTGACGTCGGCTCTGCGCAGGATTCCAGCACAGGCTTTGCTCGTCAAATAGAGTTCCTGCGGCAGACTGCCAGTCTCCAGAACTGTGCGCAATAAGCCAGACTCGCCGCCGCCGCTGGGCGAGACCGAAGTGGTTAGCGTCAAGGACGCGGTATGCCCACCCATACCCGATGTCCCCCAGCGCCGTGAGAAAGGTTGAAAAATCCCTTCCTCCGTCCGAAGTAAGGACTCCAGGCACATTTTCCCAAATGAACCACT